AAAGCCGTTGCTTTTCTGAACCCGCAAGGGGCAGTTGATCGGATGATTGCACGACAAAAGCTCGTCAACTTCTCTTACGATGCGGTTAAATATACAAGGGAAAGAAAAGGGCCGAGTGCCCTTTCTGGTGCGGAAGATTATCATTCTAATTATGACCGAGTAGAATTGATGAAGAGGGCGAGGGATTTGGCAGAGAATGTTGGCCTCGTTCGCTCTATCCTAATGAAGTTCGCAAGCCACACCGCCGCAAACATCTCCTACCAAGCCCGAACCGAGAACCCCGAAGTCAATACCGAGGTAGAGGCATATTGGGCAGAATGGTGGGACAAGTGCGACATCTCCACAAGGCATACCGGCTCAACACTTATGCAAGTGGCGATGATGTCGATGTTACGAGATGGTGATTTTCTTTTTGTCCTAGTCCGAGATTCAGATTGCAACTTAAAAATACAAGGCATTGAGGGTGATAGACTTGGCGACCCATTCAAGGTCTATACAAGCTCGGAGTTAATTGGTGGAATCCATATCGACCAAAGGACTGGCTCGCCCACAGCTTATGATGTTTATAGCCGAACGATTGGCGATATGTATTCGTTCCAAGCAACCATTCCCGCAAGCCAAGCCTTTCACTTATTCGACCCACTCCGCATTGACCAGTACCGAGGAATCTCCGCTTTCCATACCGCAATCAATGACGCAACGGATATTCACGAAATCGTGGGCTTCGAGAAGATGTCAGCCAAGGTTGCTTCTAGCCAGAGCGCAATCATAAAGAGGAATAACAACAATGCTTCCGATCTCTCAAGCCTCACAAACGATCAAGACATTAACGGAAGCGCAATCAAGCTGGAAGCGATTGAGTCTGGCAAAATCTCCTACCTAGAGCCGGGTGAAGATATCGTGTTCCCCGATGGCCCGAGCCGTCCCTCCGGTGCGTTTGCAGAGTTCCATAAGATTCTTCTCCGCAACATTTGCTTAGGCGTGGGCATCCCTTACAGCTTCGCCGTCGACCCTTCTGCTATGTCTGGCCCGACAGCCCGCCTTGAGATGCAACAAGCAGGGCGCACCTTCCGCAGATACCAGAAGCTCCTAGATGATAAGGTGCTTCGCCCAATTAAGAACATCGTAATCGCCGATGCAGTTGCCAGAGGATTGATTGAAAACAATGTTGGGAGCAGAACTACAAGGGGTATTTTCAATTTCGGGGCGAATGTCTCCATAGACTTATCTAGGGACAGCCAGTCGGCGATCTCGGAATTTAAGAGTGGCTTGCGAACGGCGGCAGATATTTATAGTGAGCGAGGCCAAGATTTTGAAAGTGCTATGCGACAAAGAGCTATTGAGGCGAAGCTGATAAAGGATTTAGCACAGAAGTATGGCGTAGCCCCAGAGACGATTTCCGATATTGTCACCCCGACACCTCCGCAACCCCAACTGCCTCCTGCTCTCGCACCCAAACCAGTAGCACCCATAGAGGATAAACCAGAGGAGGATAAGAATGAGGGAGGCGACCAGAAGCCAATTCCAGAAGACCCCATCGAACCATCCTCCGAAGAATTAGAAGTTAAAAAAAAAGATACTGAAGAGGCACTAGCAAAACTAGACCCAGCATCCATCAAGATGCTGATTGCGGGAATGATGGGCGGGATTGAGTTGGCAAAGTACGATGGGATTGATTTTACCCCACCAGAAGGAGCTAGGGAGGCCGCTAAAAGAGCCTTGGATGTGCGGGAGACGAAACCACCCAGCCAAAGGGGAATGACCCCAGTGGGCATCGCTAGAGCTAGGGATTTAATCAATGGGGTGAAGATGTCTCCCGATACAGTTCGCAGAATGAAAGCCTTTTTTGATAGGCACGAAGTGGACAAAAAGGGAGCGACCTTCGGGGAACAGGGCAAAGGCTGGCAGGCGTGGAATGGATGGGGCGGGGATGCTGGCTTTTCTTGGGCAAAGAAAGTAGTCGGACAGATGGAGGCTAGGGACAAGAAAACCGAGTTCGTTGCTGGCAGGGATTGTGGGCAAGATGAGGGTGGCACTTTCGGGCCAGATAACAAGTGTGCAGTAGGTTACGGCAGACCCCCATTTAAGGGAGGCTATACGCCAACTCGACCCGGTGGGAAATTCCCAAAAGATTATAAGAGGCCAACACCTCAAGGGAAAGCAGAGAAGCCCAAAAAACAAAAAGACACAACCCCCGCACCCCCACCTCCTAAGCCACCACAGCCACCAACATCCAAACCAGAACAAGAAGCCAAAAAGGAGAAAACAACAGACAAGGCTAGAATCGTTGAAAAGATGAAAGGTGATGGGCTTTCTAGTGTTGAGTTGCCAGTAGATGATGATGTGGCAATTAAAATAGGTGCTTCATACGATCTTTTGAAGGCAAAGGGTTATGACATACCACCTCCGTCTGAAATAGGTATGGCAACCTTAAGCTCTGGAACTGTTGCCCAAGCCTCTTCAACATATATTAACGGGCAAGTTCGCCGCCAAGAAATATATTTTAATAAAGCATATAACAAAGAAGGGCAGGGAGGATTCCAAGACATAAACAAAAGAATGGTAGAAAGGGGATGGCTTGGAAATGATGATGTGTTTTCTCACGAATATGGACATATCTTGCATCATAAAAACATAGGGTATGACGATGCTGAAATGTATAAAACTGAAAAGTTTGGGCCGGGGACAAGCGGTGAAAATAGAAAAAATATAGCCAAAAAAGTTAGCGAATATGCGGCAATCAACCCAATGGAGTTTGTTGCAGAGGTTTTTGCTGGACACATCAATGGCAAAAAATATGATAGTGGTGTTATGGATATGTACGATCTTTACGGAGGCCCGCAATTAAAATGATAATCCCACCAGAATTATTTAATCAAGAGGACTACGATAGAGAGTTTGGTAAATATCTTAAGGGTCTTTATGGCATAAAGGACAAAGAACTAGCAGAGCCATCTTGCCCAATCGCAACCCAAGACATCAAAACAAATCTAGCCAATAGGCAGATAGCCGTGGACGATGCGAACTACGGTCCAGCTAACCCAAACGAACCCAACGAGGATTACTGGAAAGCCAAGGCAGATGAGTTCCAAGGCGATGTAGTAACGGCCAAGAAAATGCTTTGCGGTAATTGTGCGGCCTTCGACCAGAGGAGCAAGATTCTAGGGTGCATTAAGAAGGGCATCGGAGAGGACGCAAACGAGGTGGCCGTTGGTGGCGATCTAGGTTACTGCGAGATTTTTGACTTTAAGTGTGCGGCTAAAAGGACTTGCGATGCTTGGATTGTGGGTGGCCCGATTAAAGATAAAGCCAAGTAATTGACAAAAGGGATTACCCTTATGCCCCTACCACTTCCTTCCGCTGACGAATCAGAGCAAGACTTTGTATCCCGCTTTATGGGAGATGAAGAGGCGGTATCCAAGTTTCCAGACGAGACGCAAAGGGCGGCGGTTGCCTATTCTACTTATAGGGATGAGGAGATGGAGGAAATGGAGCTAGGCGGGGTGAGCATTTTAGAGGTTGGTGAAGCAAAAGGACACGATCTTTTCGTGGATAAAGTTAGCTTGCAGACCGCCCTAAAACTTATGAAGGGTGCAAGGAATGGGGTGAAGGTAAAGATGAACCACGGAAGCGGATTAGACGCTGTCGTTGGCTTTGCTAGGAATCCCCGCATTGATGGGGATAAGCTAGTCGCAGACCTTCGCCTTCTCCGCAACTCTCCCCACTATGGCCTAATCAAAGAGATGGCCTCCGAAGCCCCAGACCAGTTCGGCGTTTCCCTAGCCTTCGTGAACGAATCCGAGACCATCAATGGCAAGGACTACATTCGCCCCCAGAGCATCGCCTCTGCTGATCTTGTTTCATCCCCTGCGGCCACTAATGGCTTGTTCGAGGAGATGATTAAGTTTATGGAGAAGGTTAAAGAATTTAGGTGCTGGGACGGATACGAACCAGCAAAGGGAGTCAAAGCCTACGAACCGGGTTCTTGTGTGAAAGCAGAAGAAAAACTCGGCTATATCAGCGGAGGCAAGACAATCCCAGCAACAACGAAACAATCCGTGGAGGAAGCTCCACTTGACAAAAAGGACAAAACAAATATGGAAAATAAGGATTACACAAAAGATATCGAAGATATCAAGGTTCGCTTGGCGGCCATTGAAGATTCGATGAAACCCAAAGAAGAAGTAAAAAAAGAGGAGATGGCCTCCGAGAAGCCCTCCGAGACTCCCGCCCCTGCTCCCGAAGTCTCCGTTGAGGTTGAACCCTCCGAAGATAAAAAGGAAGAGATGAGCGAGGTTGTGAAGAAAGTTCTAACCGAGTTCGGCATTAAGCCCATCTCGGCTTCGCCAGTTGTTGAAGCACCAGCGAAGGTTGAACCTAAAACTTTTGAAGCACTCGTGGCCGCCCACAGCGATTACGGAACTTCAAAGCTCAAGGCTATGCAAGCCGTGATGCTGTCTAACCCCAAAGAATACTCCGAGGCTTTGTCTCGTGGTATTACCAAACTCTAAACAAAAGGATAAAAGAAAATGTCTACTCAAGTTGATGGTAATTTTCGCACATTCGGCTCGGCTTCTGCCATCTCGGCGTTCCGATTCGTTCAGCCCGACACCACCACGGCTGGCTTCGTTAATGTTGCGGTAACTGGTGCAACCAAAGCTATTGGCGTAACTCAAGAAGATGTTGCCGCTGGTGGTTTTGTGACTTGTAAGTTGTTTCATCCGACTTTTTTCGCAACGGTTTCTGGCGTTGCGGCGGTCGGTGATACTTTGAAATTCGACGCTACTGGCTTGGTGACCACATTGGCCGCCAACCTCGTAACGGCTGGTGTTGCACTCGAAGCGGCGACAAGTTCATCGGCTGTTATCGAAATCGCAATCCCGATGTTCTAAACAACGAAACAATAAACAAAAGAAAGAATAATATAAAATGAGCTTTATTTCTAGCGGTGGTTCTGCCACCATTCGTGCAGACATTAACCAAGCCCTCATCGAAGCCCCCGCCGAGATCGGCTTGATCGGTGCAGACATTATGCCTC